GTTGTTCTAAAAATGATCTTATCGCCTACTTGGTTTTGAATAATAGGATCTGTAGAACTTTCAATAAAAACTTTTAAGTTATTGTTGTTACCAACTGTATAACCTAAGTCACTAAATCTTACTAATGTATTAAAATTAGCTTCGCCTGAGCGAACATAGTCGGCAGCTAAGAATCCACCTAGTCTATCTGCATCTGTAGCAGTACCCCAGAATCTGTCATCTGTGGCAGTTACTCCCGTTGGACTATAGGCCAGTGTTAGGCCTTTCTTAACTGATGTAAAACCTGTAATAGGATTGATACTTGATAAAGTAAACGCATCCTTAGAAATAATAAAAACTGTTTTATCGTTAACAATAGCTTCAATGATAGCATGACCAATACTTTGATCATCTAATACACTACGAGATAACATCTGTGTAGTGCCTGAACCAGCTACGCCCTGTGGTCCAATTAGAATAAATTCAACACCGTTCCATGCGTACAGTTGATCATTTGCCGTATCGTACCAAAAATCACCTGTTGTTAAACCAGTAGGTGCAGTAGCTGAAATTTCAGCACCGCCTGTAGTGCGGAATTTAGTTCCATCATAAAACTTTAGCTTTCTTGTACCGCTATCGTACCAAATTTGCCCTCTAATTGGCTTTGATGGTTGTGTAGTATTAGCAAAATTCTCTAGTAAAAATACTAGGTTTTCGTTCTGGACTTCACCATAACCAGCATAATTTTTACCAATTAGTTTGATATCTAAAGTATTGTCGATGGTACCGTCCGCAACTACAGTAACTTGCGAACCGTCATATTTGTTTATGGTATAAGCCATCTCGTTTGTTCCTCGTTCCTATTATTTATCGTTATAATGGTGTTGCAGTAGCGTCAGAACTCCATGTCCATGCACCGCTAACAACTTCAAAAACCTTAACAATCCTTGTATACGTTATAGTTGCCGCTCCTGTATTGAAAGGATTTGTATCTAAATCTTCTAAAACACTGACTTCAGAACCAGGAATTACACCATAAATTACTGCTTCGCCGCCTGGGCTTGAAGGTGCAGTAACTAGTGTTCCTGTATCACGCTGTCCTAGCACAGAAGCTGTGGTCTTTACCAGTCCCGGTGCTCCTGAAATTTCAGAAATTGGAATAGATAATGCAGGGAAGCTAATGGTCTGTCTTGTACAGTAAACCCTACAGACTGTACCGTTAGGGCTATAAGCTATTGGAAATACATCTGTTAAAATAGAAGCTATTTGAGTTCTAAGAGTACCTTCAATCTCGCTTAAGCCTGTTATATCTAAGGCAAATCCTTTTGGTAAAGATTCAATTGCATTTTCTAAATAACTTAAATTAACAGCGTCGCCTGGATCAACTGGGTCTAAAATATTAGAAATTCTAGAATTATCAACATCAACTAGACCAATTCCATTAGGACTAATAACAATATTACCATTTACATCAGTTGAGCTAATAGTGTTGTTATTCAATAGCAGATTGTCAACACTAAGATCTTCAAGATTACCTATTCTTCTTAAACCCAACGCATTAGCAACTGTATTTCCTAAAGTATCTGCTGAAAGTACATCAATGTTGTTAATCTTAAATTTTTTACCTGTAACTAAACTTATGTTTTCACTGAAAGTCCAATTGCTATTAGCAACATCAAGACTGTCTCTTAGCCATAACATTGTATGATCGGTAGTACCTTTTAGGATTAAGCCGCCTTCGTCACAGCTTAAATCAGTAGGTACTTCAGTTTTTGCCAGTTCAATGGTCTTGTCTTCAATGGTTATATTGCTAGTTTCTAAGGTAGTAGTAGTACCTTGTACTGTTAAATTACCTCTAATAATAGTATCACCATTAACATCTAGCGTAGATTCAGGAGCTGGCGTAAAAATACCAACACGCTCTGTAGTAGCTTTAATATGAACTGCCGATTTAATGCCGTCAACGTTCTTTACGCGAAGTACAACTTCTTGTCCGCTTTGTAAAGGTGTAATAGCAAATAAACTGTCAGTTACACGTACTTCGGTTGACGGTCCAGGACCTAGTGTAAGCGGTACTTGATTGTTAATATAAACTTGACCTTGAAAAACTGTTTCAGGATCAGTTACAGAGACAAAATTTTCTGGGGTTTTTACTGAGCCGTCTGCGGCGATCAGTCCCCTTGCTTTGGTAATTGTACCTCTAAATTCTAAACCAGTTAGGGCACTAGAGTTAAATCCTTTGTAAATAACACCAGGTACTGCACCAGCTATTGGACTTGCCGGTGTAAATTGATCTTTACTCCAAATACCCATTAATGTTTGATTAACATACATTAGAGCAACTGTGTGACTAATTTGATTAGTGTCTAAAATTGACTCTATGGTCAATCCTGTTAATCCCTGTTGATCAGTAAATTGAGGTCCTGCTAGAGTTAACTGAGTTCCGTCATAAAAGAATAACTGTTTTCTGTAACTGTCAATCCATATGTCACCTTGAACTAGGTTACTAGGCACGTTATTACTGACGATAGTTCCGCCTGAAACTCTAAATCCATTGCCATCATATACTTTTAATCGTCCTTCAGTGGTGTCATACCATAGTTGTCCTGTAATTGGATTACTAGGAGGGCTAGTATTAGCAAAGGATTCTAATATTTTTACAAAATTTTCGTTAAGAAATTCACCGTAACTGCTAGAATTTTTACCCACTAATGTAAGATCAGTAGATGTTTGATCAATTGTACCATCTACAACTTCAGTTAAAACGGTTCCGTCAGTTTTATTAATAATATAACTCATTATAGTATACCAGTATAGATAATATAGTTGATCGTTAAATACGGATTCATTGTATTAAACGGTGTAGCAAGATCTTTAACTGCTAAATCATCAGTTAAAATACCGCCACTTGATGCTAATGCCTGTGCAGAACCGTTTGATCCAGTAGCACCTTGTGCAGGAATTCCGTTGTCAATTGGAGCACCTGGAACATTTCGTACAGCATAGTATTGATTGCCTACTGATCCGTCTCCTCTAGTACCTCTAAAGTCATGTTCGTGATCAGGAATATTGTTAACTGATAGTGAACGTTGTTCATTTCCTGATGCGGCTCCAACTATATCAGCAGTTGTGTCAGTTACTCTGTCAGCTATGCCGCCACCGGCATCAATAAGAATTGTGCTGTTATCTTTACTAGGAATAGTTCTTCCATTATCCATGTTATCACGGCCTAATGGGAAGCGTCCTCTTAAATCAGGTAAAGCAAATGTAGATGCACCCTGTAGTAAACTAACATCTCTAAAAGCATAACCAATTACAGCAAACAACGCTGGAAATTCTGAAATACGCACTTCACTACCGTCACAGAGCAAATAACCAGCTGGAGCAGATGCGCCAGCAAACGGAAGAATAGAACCAGTTGGTACTGTTGCTGCCGAAGCAAATAGTGTCTGCTTGCTGATTTTTCTAAGTCCAAGATTAGGTCTTAATATTAATAATTGATCTGTTTGGAACGCAGAACCTACTTCTTGTCTAGCACCAATCATATCCTGGCCAATAACTGTCTGGAAAGTTGCTGTTCCGTCAGCAGTTTGACCGTTAAAGTTAATTTGATTACTGGTAACATCTCCTACCAGCTGGAATAATGTAGAACTAGCTAGTCTTGCCGCTGTTCCAGAAATGTTTCCTGTTAATGCTCCGCTAAATGTTCCACTAAAGTTTCCAACAAAGTTTTCAGCATAGATATTTCTAAACGATTTTGTTGGAGAACCAATGTCATATTTTAAATGTGCAACTGTTGAACTAGGTGCAATTACTGGATTATCACTTCTTGGATTGCCGTTTGAGTCTAGGTAACTGATCAACATTGGAGCTTCGTTTGTAATCTGCCCTTTTAGATTGCTAGTACCATTGACTATCAATCCTCCCTGTGTTAGAATACTGTCATTACCTGTTCCAGTTACAACTACTGCTTCATCACTTCTAATTTTTCCTGAAACATCAAGACTTTCATTAGGATTTGTTTTATTAATGCCAACGTTAGTAATGTTTTCTGTACTGTTAATACGTACAACAGTTTTAGGATCACCACTGGCCAATGTTAATTTAAAATCTATAACAGAGTTACTGGTCTTTGAATATAGTACTGCGCTGTTAACGTCTGTACCAATGTTAAAACTTAGGTCGCCTCCAAGACTAACACCGCTGTTTGATCTAACATTTAAACCATAGTTTGTTGTACTAACTTGATCTGATCTTAGAAAGCTAGTTGAAGGTACTACAGCATTATTAACAACTAATGCGTCTGCTTTGCTGGCAACGCCCCACATCTTCATTGGAGCAGTTGTGTCTGACACACCAACTGAACTGATGTTCAAACCTTTACCAATAACTTCAAATCCTGTAATTGCACTCTTAGGAGCAAATGATGCGTTACTGATAATAGCTATTAAGTCACCATCACTGTAAAGACCAATAACACCGTGTGTGTTATTTGAAGTGTCAACAATAGTTTCTACGTTAGGACCTGTCTTAAGACCGCCACTAAACTGTGGCCCAATAAGAACCCAATTAGAACCAGAGAACATATACAACTGTTGATTGTCAGTGTCAACCCAAAGGTCGCCTTTGATACTGTTTGATACTGTTGGTGCTGTTGGTGCTTTCTTAACTGAACCGGCTGCGGTCCAGGTAGTGCCATCAAACACCTTAAGCTGGTTAACTCCTGCTGTATTGTCAAACCAAAGTTGACCTTGTACTGGATTACTAGGAGCCGTTGCTCTGGCAAAATTCTCTAATAGGTGTAAAAAGTTTTCAGCAACAAACTGTGCATAACCTGCATAGTTTTTTCCTACAAAGGTTAAACTTGTTTCTGTATTCAGTGTTTGGTCTTCTACAACAATAGTAGTTTTTTGCGGATTGTTTAGTTCAGAAAATCTAACTTGGTAACTCATATTATACTCCTGCTAGACCTGTCAAGCTCTGAACTCGAACAGTATAATCAATTTGAATCAAACGATTCAACGATTTTTGTACAGGATGGAAAATTACGTGTGTTAGCAATAAACTATTTCCTGATGTGCTGTAGCTTTTTAGGCCTAACTCATCAAATACAAACTCGCTTTGATTGTCATTAGTGTTGTCAAATGCACTTTGACCGCTAGGCTCGCCGTAATCTAACAAACAGGTAATAAACACATCAGTATAGTTTGTACCAGTTACGTGGCGAGTTTCAATATAATTTCTTGTTGGATCAGTATTGTTGCTTGATCTATCATCAACGACTTTTGCATAGGTTTGGTTGTAAAGACTGGCATTAGATCCGCTACTGTTAGGGGTCAAATATGTGATAATACCTGTTGGATCAACTGCTGTTCCGCCGTTACCAAAGGCCATTTCATAGATAAAACCCTGACCAGAGTTAGCTAGACTCTGTGCTAGGGCTATACTGATATTTTCATAGTGAATTGCGTTACGTTTATCAATAAGCACTTCGCCCGTTTCTGGGTTGTGAATTTTAATGTGCCCTTCAATATGTACGCCTGTTACGTCTTTACTCTGCATAAAAGTCTCTCTTTATTCAATATTTATCATTAGCCATTATCTGCTAGTTTAATCCCAGCTGCCGCCGCTCTGTTGCCAAGCACCGTCTGTAAATATCAATGTACAGAATGCACCGCTATCAAAATAACTAGCATTAGCACCATTAAATATTCTAAATGGAAATAATATTCCGTTAGTTCCTGTAGTACCATCAATTCTGTAGTTGGCTACAGTGACGTCTACAGAGTTAGGTGTTATTCCAGATTGCGGAACAAGATACATAATCTGGCCTTCTACTCCATTAGCCAATGTGAACTGCCCATTTGTGAGTTTATTAACAGATTTAGTTAAGTCTAACGCTGTAAATGCTTGATTAACTGAAGTAACAATTATAGGTGAACTATTTCCTGGGGTTCCGCCTAGATCACTAACATTTAAGTTTCCTATAATTTGACCTACACTTGAGGTGCCAGTCGTAGAAACGACAGTATATGCGGCTACTCCGCTGGTAACTACAACTGTAAATGTGACTACGCCTAGAGTAAATGGACCGTAATTTCCATCTACTATTGGATCAGGCCATGTTGAATCTACTAGTCCGGTTGCTGTTCCAACACCAATATTAATACCAGTCTTATCTATTGTGCTCTTAACTATAGCACCTGGGAATGTTGTTGTGCCGTCGTTATCAAACTGCCAATTATAGGTAGTAGAAGTGTCAGAATCAAATGTGCGAATCCTAACTTTTCCGCTATGATTAACATCAACGTGATAATTGTCGTTTCCTAAGATTAGGTCTCCTGGAGTGCCAGTTGGGCCTGTTCCTGCAGCAAGGTGAATGTGCGGAGCATCATTTGCAGTAGTTGGATAAATTTCTAAATATTGTCCATTAACCATTAGTGCTGGATTAGGTACTAAACTAATACTGCCAAGCGGATTATTAGTTGTAGCACCTCGTATTTCTACACCACTAAAGGTAATATCTCCAGATGACTCATCACCTATCCTATATATTGTAGACACTAGGAAGTTAGTAGTATCAACGTCTGGACTAAAAGTACTAACAGTGATGTCACCGCTTAGATCACCGTCTGTTTTAAGAGCATCGTTTACAGTAATATCACTGGCATCACTGCTTAAAAAGCCCGAGAATACGGCCTGTTTGTAATCCCAGTTGTCAACAGCAAACATTGTACCTGCCGTGTCAAACTGTGAAATCATAGCATAAGGTCCCGTACCGGGATCTCCATATCCACCGCCAATGGCTACATATCCGTTCTTAACTGCAATATTGCTACCACTTCCAGTATTAGTAAAGAAGGCACCACCAAAGCTCCAAGTAGTGACATTGTCTATTAGACGTTGCCAAGCTACTTGTCCGTTTTGTTCATACTTGGCTACAACACAGGTAAAGTCGCTGGTAGCAATAGTGCCAGCAATTCCTGATAGATATAAGTAGTCGTCCGGGCCCACTACTACGCTGGTAGCAAATGTTTGACAGTCACCTACTACACGACGACTCCATTGTGCTACACCAGACGAATTAAATTTAACTAGGTTCATTGCAGTGTCATAGCCGCCCAATCCATCGTCCTGTTGATACTGTCCGACTACATAGATATTACCGAGACTATCTATATCAGCATCTGCTCCTTGACAGCTATAACCTGTGTCAAACAGTACAGCTTTTTGCCAAGTTAGTGTTCCACTACTACTGTATTTGGCCACTAGCATATGATCTTCTGTATCACCAGATTCACCAAGTTGGCTCATATAGCCGATAACTACTACTTCGCCGCTGGGTCCAATGGCCATGCCATAGGCTTCGTCAGTTCCTTGTCCGTCTAGGCCTTTAGCCCAAATTACTGATCCGTCTACACCTGAAATTTTAACAACAGTTACTTGGTTATCTGTAGCAGTATTAGCATATCCAACAAAGACGGCATTGCCGTCGTAGGCATCAATAACACCACTGGTACTTGCGTAACCAAAGTCGTAGATTTTGCTCCAGTTGATAGTGCCAGTAGACAAACTAAACTGTGTCATTGTTGTTTTATCATATCCCGTGGGGTCAGTTAGTCTTGCACTAACATAGATAAAACCATTTTGTGAATCTACTGCTACGCCCCAGCCATCTACTGCTCCAATGCCGGCATATCTAACCTGCCATAACTTTGTACCTGTGCTGGTAAACTTAGCTAGTGAGGTGTAGTTATTGCCGCTTTCTAAATAATAGTGTACAAATAAAGCAATAATATTGCCGTCACTATCATATTCAACGCTATTAGCACTTCCTGGTCTGTCTATCAGGGGAGTATCTGACTCAAATGTCTGTATCCAAATATTTTGATCTGAGGTAGTGCCACTACTAACACTGATGCCAACTAATCCCGGTTCTATTTCTGTAATAGTACCGTTGATTAAAATTTCAGTAACATTTTGTACACTAGGACCTTGACCGTTGCCAACTGCAATAGATCCACTACCTAACACTGAGTTACCTGTGCTGTCTACAATGTCGCCTCCAACGGGCAGTTGTAGATTACCATTATTAGCAAACTCCCAGCGATACTCATCTTCACCGTTAGGCGAAGGTAATTCAATGGCAAAATCTCTATAGGTAGTATCAAGGGCACTATACGAAAGAGAAACAATGTCAATGACAGTATCCTCAGTAGGCGCACCGTTGCTGTCCCAGATTCCTTCTTGAATAAGCCAAAATATGCCAGGCTCGCCGCCAAGTTCTGTAATACTCAATTGTGCTGAAATATTACTGTATTGAGGAATAGTTATACTATGAGTTGTACCGCTAGAGGTAGTAAATCTTATGATCCTGCCGTTTATCATTCCAAACGCTTGAATTTCGTTTCTCAACTCCATGGCCACTACAAAAAGAGGATCTGCTGTGTCAGTGGCAACACCAAGATATAGGCTACGTAGAGCAGGTTGTCCACCATCAGACTTCCAATAGATCTTGTTAACGCGGCTAGGACTGCTAAGGTTATAGGTTATGAAAGGATTGATAATAGTTTGAGTTTCACTGCTGATTATAGCACCACCTGGTGCTACCAGAGGACCGGTTTGCCTAAATGTCCACTGATTAGAAATTTCGCCATCGTCTGTTACTATGGCTAAATCGCTGCCAACGGAGCCTGTTAGTATGTTGTCTCCAAAAGTAGAACCGCCCGGAAATGTTAGTATTCCGTCTCCGTCTAAAATAAGTTCTTGACTACCGTTAACTAGTCTATCACTAGAATTAGTTGTATTAGTTACACTAACAACACCTTGGCTAATTGACAATCCGGCGCCAATTTTTATACCGCCTAGCACAGTGTCTGTTGCTGTAGGAAGACTATAACTAGCAGTACCGCTAACCGTTCCGTCTGGTGCAACTGTTAGCCCAGAACCAATTTTGATACCGCCTAGAGTTGAATTTGATGCAATTGGGAGGGAATATGGAGTTGGGTTATTAGCACTGAGGACACCTTGGTTAATAGACAGGCCTGTGCCTACTTTAACACCGCCAAGTACTGTATTGCTAGCCGTAGGCAGTTGATATTCAGTTTGAACTGCATTTAGTGTTCCGTCGGGAGCTACTGTTAAGTTAGCACCAACTTTTATCATTCCTAGATCATTAGATGATGCTATTCTACCTGTGATCAGCACTGCACCTGTAGGATTGCTTACGGCTAATCCCTGTCCAACACTAATTCTAGATACAACGCTTAATGTTTCTCCATCGCCTAGCAACGAATAGATTTCTGAAAAATTTTCATTAATTTTTCTAGCACCGTCACGTAACGAATCACCTGTTCCGTCGTTGCTTCTTGCTCCAGCATTGATAATCTGTTTTGCCATTTTAATTAATTCCCTTTATCAAATTTTGTTCCTGATTCATCAAAAGTAGTAGTTGAAGAATCGTATGTAGAAGTACCTATGATATTCTTTGATGCAGAATACCAAGCGCCCTGTTCAGCTCTTAAAAATTCTATAATATTTCTATTTGCTTGATTAAGAATCTTACTGTCTCGCTCGTCAAATGTTGTTGTCCCAGTATCAAAATCAGTGTCTAATTGATCAAATACTGCTGGTATTGGATTATAGGTTATACCAGTCCATAGTCTACCTGTTTTCTTAACAACAGTGATCCTAACACCCTGATCAAGAGCATGTGTTAGACGAATAGAATTAGATTCTCCGTTGACTGCAAAGTCTGGATCAAATTGAAGATCACCTTCAGGGCTTTCACTATGAATATTTACATTGTGTACTTTAAACGGATGCTTCTTTAATCGAATATTGCCTATGAAGAACACCCAGTTGTCAGAGTCTAATGAAAACTTTTCACTTGACGTATGAGCAGTAATACAGCGATAGTTGTAGCTGCCAACTTGTACTATAGTACCAACACTGTATTCTACACCTGCAGACCAAATTTGACTGCTGTCGTATCCGCCAACAAATACTTCTAATTCATCAGACTGGCCGTACCCTTGAGGGATTGAAGTTTCATAGCCTTCATTATACTGCCACTCTGTAGATGATTTCTTTGGTGCAAACTGTAGATCAACTGTAGTGTTACCAGTTGATGTAAACTGTAAAATTTCAGTTTCATCTCTATAAGGAATAGTCTCACTTGGTCCAATGTCTTGAACTTTTGTTCCTCTTGGATACACTTGTGCCGTTCCTGTTCCCAGTGTTCCTCTTCTTAGTCTACTTAGAACATTTCCGTTCTTTTCAAAATACTCAATACGCTCACCGTTGATTTCAACAACTCCTGGAAGATTTTTACTCATATTTGGAACATCAAATGTAGATGCATCTTTTACATATATTTCAAAATCATAATAGTGTAGTGGCTGAGTTAATTCAGTCTGCTTCTTTAAAGACAAACGTTTAAAGTGTGTTCTATTCAACATGTCTTTAAATTGCATATAACTCATTGTCTGCTGATGAATATTTGATGAGTATGTGATCAAATCAAT